CAATTCGGTAAACCAAATTCAACGAACGTTGTTGACTTTCTTTCTGCCGCAAACTATTTGGGCTACTCAAGCCCATTGTTTGTTGTTCGTGCCGCTAACACAGCATTGAACGCTACAGCAGAAGCAACAACAGGTTCTGGAACATCTGGTACTGGTCTATTAATTGCAAACGATGATGCATATTTAAATGCCGCATCTTTTGACAATGGACCATGGGCGGCTCGTTACGCTGGCGCTTTGGGTAACTCACTAAAAGTTTCTATCTGCCCATCTAGTGCCGCATGGCAGTCTACACCAGCAGGTGGTGTAGCAGTTACTGCTGGTTCTACTTCAGTTACTGGTACAAATACAACATTCCAAACAGAAGTGTCAGTTGGTGACGTATTAGTTATCGGTGGTCGTTCTATCAAAGTTGCATCTATTGCAAGTAACACAGCATTAACACTTGCTGAAGCACACTTGACTGGTTCTGCAAACACAGGATTCACACGCCGTTGGGAATTTTTCAGCGAGTTTGATTCTGCACCAGGAACATCTACTGCCGCTGCCGGAGCAGGCGCATCAAATGACGAATTGCACCTTGTTGTCGTTGACCAAGATGGTGACATTACAGGCGTTGCAGGTACAGTTCTTGAGAAATATGGTTACTTGTCTAAAGCATCTAATGCTAAAGGCGAATCTGGTGGTTCAACTTACTACAAGAATACTATCAATGATCGTTCTAACTACATTTGGTGGACAGATCACGATACATTAGGAACAAATTGGGGTAATGAATTCATTACTGCCGGTTCAGCAGTAACTTACACAGCAGTAACACGCCCAAGAAATTATTCTTTAGCTGGTGGTGCTGATGGTAATGCAATTACTGATGGTGATCGTTCTACAGCTTACGGCTTACTAGCTAACAAGCAAGAAGTTCCAGTTTCTATCATTGTTGCTGGTCAAGCTACTGCAACTGTAATCAACAGAATTATCGGTGACGTTGCTGAAGTCAGAAAAGACGTTGTTGTAACGATTTCTCCAACACGTGCTTCGGTTGTTAACAATGCAGGATCTGAAACAAGTTCTATTAGTACATGGGCTGATACAGTTACACGTTCTACATACGCAATTGCAGACAGCGGTTGGAAGTATCAGTACGACAAATACAATGACACATATGTTTATGTTCCATTGAATGCTGACACAGCAGGTTGCATTGCACGTAACGATACTCAACGTGAGCCATGGTTGTCTCCAGCAGGATTCACGAATGGTCGTATTCAGAATTTAGTCAGACTTGCTTTCAATCCAAATCAAGCTGAAAGAGACACATTGTACAAGTATGCTATCAATCCAGTGTTCACACAAGTTGGTCGTGGCACAGTATTGTTTGGCGACAAGACATTCACATTGAAGAACACTTCAATGAATCGTGTTAACGTTCGTAAGTTGTTTATTGAATTGCAAAATACAATTGGTGCGGCTGCCGACAATGTATTGTTCGACCAGAATGATGCTACAACAAGAGCAGGTTTTGTTAACTTGATCGTTCCATACTTACGTAGTGTTCAAGCACGCCGTGGTATCACAGCATTCAGAGTTGTTTGCGATGAGCGTAACAATCCAGAAGATGTTGTAAATGCTAACGAATTTGTTTGCGATATTTTCGTACAACCAATTCGCTCTGTAAACTTCATCCAACTCAACTTTGTTTCTGTAAGAGGTAACGCTACATTCTCTGAAATTGCCGCATAAATAATACAGAATAGATAAAGGAGAATTATATGGCAATTACAACACTCTCTAATTTGACAGCGGCACTCAAGACGGGTGCCCGTTCAAATCTTTTTAGAGTAACATTACCTACAGCGGCTTTGGGTGGAGAAGAAGAAAACTTCAGCTATCTATGTAAAGCGGCACAACTTCCAGGCTCAACTGTGGGTCTGATTGAAGTGCCGTTTATGGCAGGGCGCCGTTACAAGATTGCTGGAGATAGAACATTTGCAGACTGGACGACTACTGTATTGAATGACCAAAATCAAAAAATCAGAGAAGCGTTAGAAGACTTGCAAAGACTTTATGCACCAACTAACTACAATAGTAGTGAAGGCAAAACACGTTCTGGTACTTCAGAAGAAGATTTTAATACAATCACAATTGAGCAACTAGACAATGCTGGACAGAATGCAACTTATGTGTACTCATTAAAGAATTGCTGGCCAAGCGATATCAGCACTATTGACTTGTCTTACGATTCAACAGACACAATTGAAGAATTTACTGTCACATGGTCATATGACTATTTTGTGTTTGGCGATACAATAGCAGACGTAACATAAGGAAAATAAAAAATGGCGACAGAATCATTTTTCAATGTCTCTACATTCAGAGATAAACTAGCAGGTGGTGCAAAGCCAAACTTATTTCAAATGAGTTTGACAGCACCGTCAGCTATTAGCTTAGATACCCAAGCGGCTGCCGATTGGTCAATTTTATGCAAAGCTGGTGCTATTCCATCATTCACAGTTGGCGTGATTGAAGTTCCATTCAGAGGTCGTAGAATTAAAGTTCCAGGCGACAGAACATATGCAGAGTGGACGGCAACAATCGTTAACGACGGAGACCAAAACATTCGTAAATTCTTTGATAATTGGTTGAAATACATTAACAATCCTAATGGTGCAGAAGATATCAGAACAACAGGTGCTGATGATTACCGTACTGTTATTGAGATTGCACACATGAAAACTAATGGTCTAAAGAGCCGTGTTTATCAATTGGTCGATGCTTTCCCAACAGATGTTTCTGCTATTGATGTTTCTTACGACAATACAGATGCAATTCAGGAGTTTACTGTAACTTTCCAATATCACTATGTGACAGTTGGAGAAACAGTTGATGCTGATACTGATGCAACTGCATCGAGTGATGCGACAGCTTCAGCATAAATTTCTAAATTGAATTAAATTTACGCAATATAAATAATTGCGTAATAGTGTCAACAATGGGGGCTATTACGCCCCCATTTCTTTTTAGAGAGACCCATATATGGCAATAAAACTTTTTGGATATACGATTGGTAAAGAAGACAAAGAAGCACAAGATTTAAAATCTTTTGTTCCTCCGTCTGATGATGATGGTTCTGTAGCCATTTCTGGTGGTGGTGTTTATGGTACATACATCGATTTAGAAGGTCAAATCAGAAGCGATGCTGATCTGATTAAGAAATATCGTGAGATGGCAATGCAACCAGAATGTGATGCCGCAGTAGAAGATATCGTCAATGAATCTTTAGTCTTCGGACAAGGTGATTATCCAGTTCAAATTATATTAGATGATTTAGAACAACCAGAATCAATTAAGAAAAAAATTCGTGATGAGTTCTACTATGTTATGAAGCTACTCGACTTCAACAATCAAGGCTACGATATTTTCCGTAGATGGTATGTTGATGGTCGTTTGTACTATCACATGTTGATTGATGAAAAGAATCCTAGAGCAGGATTAAAAGAAATTCGTTACGTTGATCCACGCAAGATTCGTAAAGTGCGTGAACAAAAGAAAATAGATAAACGTCCATTAGGAACATCTAATGCGGCCGCACAAGCACCAGAGTATCACGAATACTTTTTGTATTCCGACAAAGGATTCATGCGTGATGGCTCTCAAGGCGTTAAGATTGCAGTAGATGCAGTTTGTTATACCAACTCAGGTATCACAGATAAAGATGGTAAGATTATCATTTCGCATTTACACAAAGCAATTAAACCACTCAATCAATTACGTATGTTAGAAGATGCGACAGTTATCTATCGTATCTCACGTGCGCCTGAACGTAGAATTTTCTATATTGACGTTGGTAACTTACCTAAGATGAAAGCAGAACAGTACTTGCGTGAAATCATGCAGAAGTACAAAAACAAAATTGTTTATGATGCTAACACTGGTGAGATTCGTGATGATAGAAGATATCAAACAATGCTTGAAGATTTTTGGTTGCCACGTAGAGAAGGTGGTAAAGGCACAGAGATTACTACACTAGAAGGTGGACAAAATCTTGGTGAGATTGAAGACGTATTGTACTTTCAAAAGAAAATGTACAAAGCATTAAACGTTCCAGTTTCACGTTTAGAGTCTGACAATGGATTCTCATTGGGTCGTGCTTCAGAAATCACACGTGACGAATTAAAGTTTTCTAAATTCATTCAACGTCTACGTTTAAGATTCTCTCACTTGTTTGATAAGGTACTTGAAACTCAATTACTTCTTAAAGGCGTATGCAATCGTAAAGAGTGGCAACAAATGAAAGAAGAAATCAGTTATGACTTCTTGTCTGATGTTCATTTCGCAGAATTAAAAGATACAGAAATTATGAAAGAGCGTCTTGCTCTTCTTGGTGAGATTGACCAATACGTTGGTAAGTATTTCTCAGT